CTGTTTAAACTTTTTAATCCAAATTGTAAAAGTATCTGACAAACCTAATTCTAGAATAGTAAAATAAAACTGTAGATATGGAGTTATATGGTTACGATATATTATTATATTATCAATTTCCTTGGTATTTTTTATACTTTTAGGTTCAAAATAATCTATTTTTATTGTAAGAAGAGTTGTAATTCCGTTAAGGTCATTTTGTGATGGTAGTTTAATAGAAAAAACTTTTTCTAACTTAGCCATATCATTAGAGATCAGAATAGATTCAAATTTTGATAAAATCTTATTTAATACTAAAATTTTTGAATCTAATTTAGGTGATTTCAAATCTTTATTGTATTTCTCTAATATCATAATATTATATTTAGTCATAACATAACTTTTATTAGAAGACAAACATTTCTCTGCAATTTCAACTGCTTTATCTATTCCTTCAGTTTTATTATTAAAAATATCATCATATTGTTTAATTGTACTTGAATATTGAATAGGTAAATATTCTATACGTTCTTTTATAATAATATATGGTGCTAATACAGAATTATACTCTTTCCAGAGCCAATTTGCAAGCATAATAGGTGTGTAACTAGCTGCTTTGGATGTTGTTAAGTTTTTGCAATATTCATCAGTAGCAGTACCAATACCTAATGGTTTAGTAATAATATTATATGGGTCATCAGTTCCATAAAAACGAAATAAAGAAATAAGTTGTTTTTCGAAATATGCATCTACATCTACATATTGTGATGTAAAAACCATAAACTTATACATATCATAACCAGGAACCATAAAATTTATCATACCATGTTCAAAAAAATCAAAACAACCAATATATCTACCGTCAATATATGATGATGACATTCCGAAATCGATGATAACAGGAATAAATTGAGGAGATACTATGCTATATGTAGTCATATCCAATGAAACATTATAGCTGTAAGAATCATTTTTACGTATCATAACATTTCCAGGGTGTAAATCAAAGTGAGTAAATCTCACTTCTCTTTGAGCTACTTCTAATGATAATAATATTTGAAAAAATATGATCAACCATTGGTCAAAAGACATTTTTAGTTTCTCTATATGTTCACGGATAGATCTACCATTTATTTTTTCATATAATACAAAAGGAGTAATATCTGATCCAGGATTACATAATATCGAAGTTTGATCTTTTACAGTACCTGTTGGAGGACACAAAAAAGCTCCTAATGTATATGAAAATGTTGGTATCAAGTATCTCAAATTGTTTATAGATTTAATACCAATAAAATATTCACGTAACATACTTAATGAATCAATTTTCCTTTTTGCTACTTTAATCACAACATTAATTTTTGGAGAAAAAAAATCAACCATGTATATATGTCCTTCCCTACTTTGCGTATTAAAATATTTGAAATTAGAAATATACTGTCTTATATTTGTTCCTAAAGCATAAATACCTTTCTTTTTATCTTGTGAAGTTGCTAGAAAAAGAGTTTCAAATAAACAAAGAACAGCTTTCATATCTGTTCCGTTAATAAATTTTTGTTGCAAAATCATACTTAAACGTGATATAGATATCTCCTTTAACCTCATTTTATCTACATATTTAGTATTTATTTCACATTGATTATATTCGATCATTTTTTTATTAATAAAATGCGTCTGATTTTTTTCGAGAGTCTCTTTCTTCAGAATATGTTTAAAAAGTAACTCTGATTCTTTGGAAGTCATTTATTATGTTATAATATAATAAATTAAAATTACAATATTATTGACGCCATTAGAGATTGAGACCATCTTATGCATCTTTCATTTTGTACAACATTTTTATTGTGAAAAAGATATATATCTGACTGTTTAAACTTTTTAATCCAAATAGTAAAAGTATCTGATAAACCTAATTCTAGAATAGTAAAATAAAATTGTAAATATGGTTTTAAGTTTTCTTGATATGATAACAAAATATTGAGATAATTGACTGCTTGTTGTTTATCTTTAGCTTTAGAATTTTGTAATTTTATTACAAGAAGATTCTCAAAGCACTTGTCAAGATCAATCTGATTTGGTATTTTAATATCAAAAACTTTTTCTAGCATCGCCATATCATTAGAAATCAAGAGAGACTCATATTTTAATATAAACGTATTCATCGATTTAATTTTTGAATTTAATTTAGGTGATTTCAAATCTTTATTATATTTCTCTAATACCATAATATTATACTTATTTATAACATAACTTGACTTTAATCTAATAGAATTTTCTATTATTTCAACTGCTTTATCTGTTCCTTCTTTAATATAATTAAAAATATTATCATACTCTTTTATTATATTTGAATATTGAATAGGTATATATTGCATCCGTTCTGTTATAGTAATATACGGTTGTAATATAGATCTATACTTTTTCTCTTTCCATATCCAATCCATCAACATCACGGGTGTGTAATTTGCTACTAAAGAGAATGTTGATTCTTTACAATATGTGATAACAGCTTTATCAATGCCTTCTGAGTCATCTACGATATTATATGGGTCATCATTGCCATAAAAACTAAATAAAGACACAATTTTAGTTTTGAGTTCTTTATTTACTGCTTTTTTCGCACAAAAAGTCATAAACTTATACATATCATGACCTGGTATCATAAAATTTAACATACCATGCGACATATAATCAAAAGAACCAACATATCTGGTAACAATATATGATGATGCGGCTCCAAAATCAATAATAACCGGGATAAATTCAGGAGTTATAATGCTATATGTAGTCATGTCTAATGGAACATTATAACTGTAAGAATCATTTTTACGTATCATAACATTTTCAGTGTGTAAATCAAAATGAGTAAATCTAACTTCTCTTTGCGCTACTTCTAATCCCAATAATATTTGAAAAAATATGACCAACCATTGATCAAAATTAATTTTATCGTTTTTTAATAAAGTATGCATTGAATCACCAGGTATCTTTTCATATAATATAAATGCTGTATTATTACATAAATCACTTTTATTTGGAGTTTTATTACATAAAAAAGCTCCTAGAGTGTAAACAAATGTAGGTATTAAAGATCGTAATCTGTTTATTGATTTAATACCTATAAAATATTCTCTTATCTTTGATTCGTTTCCATTAGTTTTTTGAGGTACTTTAACTATAACTTGTATATCTGGTGAAAAAAAATGAGCAATGTATACAAAACCTTCTTTGCTGTTAACAGATAGTTTTTCCATTTTTTTTATCCATTTTTGGATATTTGATGATAAATTATATAATCCTTTTTCTCTTGTCTTTGATTTTGATTCTGATAAAAAAAGAGTATCAAATAAGCAAAAAATGGCTTTCATATCTGAACCATTACAAAATTTTTGATTTAAAATTCGACTTAGAGTTTTTGTCGATATTTTATTCAAATTATCTATATGTTTGTTGCGTATTTCACATCCGTCATATTTATTCAATTGATCTAAAATGAATTTTTCTTGTAAACTCTTCATTTTATTGTGTGGCGATAGAATAATTTATCTTTTTTTTACCGAAAAGGCGCCGGTTTGTCAAATCTTCCTTGCATACTTTCCATTACTATACGACTAACCCTACCTTTTTCAGACTCTCTGTTTTCAACAATATTCTGCATTCTACCTTGCATTGGAATTTGTCCAGGGACTGAATAACCACCAGGCTTTATTTTTTCAGCTAAACGAGCATCTCTTGATGAATGATCCGTAAAACCACGAGAAACTGGATTGCTTACAAAACTAGTAATAGGAATGTTACGAGAAAGTTCAATTTGATTATCATATTCTAATCTTTTGTGGACATTTTGATTACCAATATTAGTTTTAACATTGTACTCTGGTAAATTCCTAGTTAAATTAATTTCATCATGAAAATATTTTGTTTGTTCAACTCCGCTAACAGGTGCTATAATACTAGAATGAAGAATATTATCATGTATAGGCATATCTGCCAAATCTAAAATATCTTCAATAGATGTGTAATGTTTGTTTGAAGAAATATTAGTTAACACAGAATGTCCAAGATGATCTTGTAAATATCTGTCTGGATGAAGCTCATTATTGTCTAAATTAGAATACTTATTAGAAGATATGTTACTAGCTACAGAATGTCCAAGATGATCTTGTAAATATCTGTGTGGATTAAGTTCATTATTGTCTAAATTAGAATACTTATTAGAAGATATGTTACTAGCTACAGAATATTCAAGATGATCTTGTAAATATCTATCTGGATGAAGCTCATTATTGTCTAAATTAGAATACTTATTGGAAGATATGTTACTAGCAACAGAATATTCAAGATGATCTTGTAAATATCTGTCTGGATGAAGTTCATTATTGTCTAAATTAGAATACTTATTAGAAGATATGTTACTAGCTACAGAATAATCTAGATGATCTTGCAAATATCTATCTGGATGAAGTTCATTATTGTCTAAATTAGAATACTTATTAGAAGATATGTTACTCGCAACAGAATGTCCAAGAGGATCTTGTAAATATCTGTCTGGATGAAGTTCATTATTGTCTAAATTAGAATATTTATTAGAAGATATGTTACTAGCTACCGAATGTCCAAGAGGATCTTGTAAATATCTGTCTGTATGAAGTTGGCTGTTGTTTACATGCCGAACATCTGTAAAATTGGCTTGTGCTTTGGCATGCAAAGGATTATTATCAATTTCTTTGGTTGGTTTACCTCCGTATTTATGAGTAATATCCATTGCGCGAAGACCAGAACCTACTGATCTTTTAATAAAAGGTTGAATAACATACTTAACCTCAAATGGCTTATTCAATGGTGTTTCTATTTGATATACAGCTGTTGGTCTAACACATCCTTTTATTGTATCAGTTTTGACTTCCTTTGTCTCTTCAGCTGTTCCACACGTCCTCATTTTACGTGAAAAATCTGCAAATCCGGCTTTAGAAAAAGCTGATGTTCTTCCTCTAGGCATACGAGAAAGAGGAAGTAGATCTTCTTGGAGAAGAACTGGTGGACGAAAAGCCCCGTCTTTCATAATTGTGTAAGGTAATTTGGCTGATTGCATTCCACCATCCCTGAGACCGCTCGAATTTTGCCCTCCATTATTACCATAATTATTATATGATACACTAACAAATGGGTTAACTCCTCTGGCATACACTTGAATCGCCTCGCATGCTCTTGTACCGCTTTCGTCAATCATATCTGTAATCGAACTTGTCTCACCGACCTTTTCAGTTCTTCTAGTTGTAATCGACTTAGGTGGATCTCGTAAAATATTCATATTTGTCCCCCAACTATCAACTGACGGTAAAGTTATTTTACCGTGGTTGACAAGTCCTGAATAGCTTAAACCTCCTGCTGACATTGTTTATTTACAGATAGTTTTATTTTTTAGCTTAATAAATAAATAAATGCAGAAAGATATTAGAGAAACAAAAATATGTGTACAAAAAATTTTGCCACATCACCAAAAAGAATTCAATGAAATTCATTCTTCTGGCAAAGATCCAGAACATATACAAAAACTACAGGCCGCTTTTTTTACAAAAAAAATATGGCCAAAAGGTTCAAAGATCACCATCGGATTTTTAGACAATGGTGATAATATACAAAGAAATAACCTTTCTAATTCTAATAATTTAGACCCTTTACAAAACGAAATAGATAAATTATCGGTTCAAGAAGCTGTAAAAAAAGTTGTAAGAGAACGCATAAAACCTTTGGTAAACTTGGATATCTCTTTTGTTGATACTCCAGAAGAAGCAAATGTAAGAATTAGCTTTGATCCTAATGGTGGAGCTTGGTCTTTAGTAGGTACAGATCATCTTGGTCAAACATCCGGCGCAACTATGAATCTTGGATGGCTTGATGTTGCGACAGTCATACATGAATTCGGACATGTTTTAGGCATGATTCATGAACATCAAAATCCTTATGGGCAGACAATCGAGTGGAATGAAAAGAAAGTTCTAGAATGGGCTAAAGACACACAAGGATGGAATAAAGAAACAACAAGAGACAATATTATTAACAAATATGACAAAAGCTCTATTAATGGTTCTAATTTTGATCCTTTATCAATTATGCTCTACTTCTTTCCCGCACGTTTAACACTCAATAATGTTGGTACTAATCAAAACTTCCGTCTTTCAAGTGAAGATGTCATATGGATAGATAAGGTTTATCACAATGATAATGGAATCTCACCAGAAACATTTTATCAAAATACTTATGGTGTTCCATTGGATAATAGTAATAATATTCCTTTGCAATTTAATAACCAAAAGAGTTCAACATTTACTCTTAATTGGAAGACTATTTTACTTATTATTGCTATCATAATATTCTTTGTTACAATAATAGTGTTATTTTTACACTTTTGGAAATTTAAAAAAGATATATGAAATTAATTTAAGAATGTTTATATTTAAGGAGGTGTAAAAGCAATTATCGCGTACATCCATAAAGGTAGATTTGGAAAGAATATCCTTAATAATGTAAAAGAAATAATCATAATTAAAATAATCAGTAAGACATATGTATATTTAGGCATTTTATATTAAGAAATATTTTTTACAGTCACTAACTGTGTTTTTACCGATTCGCACACTTTCTAATGTTTTGGTAGCAATGTAAAAATTAAATTGAAAATGATACTTTTATACTAAATAAAAGAAATGACCATCTGCACTATTTGTTGCGATAATCAAATATCTATATCATTTACATGTTCATATTGCAAATTTCAATCATGTGACACATGTATTCGAACATTCATTGAAGATCGTCCAAGAGAACCATTGTGCATGAATTGCGGAAAGATATGGACAAGAGAATTTGTGCTCAAAAACATTTGCGACAAGAAATGGTTCTTTGAACATATTGGAAAATATATACTTGAGAAAGAAAAAATGCTGTTACCAGCAACACAAGAAGAGGTATCAATTATATATAAAATAAAACAACTTTCTGATAAAATCAAAGAATTACCTACAAATGTAAAAATTATTGGCATGTATAAGAAATTTGGAACAAAAGTTGTTAAAGAAGCTCTTGAAGAAAAATTAAATATTCGAGATGCAGCATTCAAAGCAATGAATTTTTTAAAAGATCAAACAATTACATACGGTAACAAAAAGTCTTCTGGAACTAAGAAAAATTCTCATTATATTTTCAAATGCCCTCGCGATGATTGTAGAGGATTTATATCTGATACTTACATCTGTGGAACATGTAAAGAAAGTGTTTGTAGATTATGTAACTTACAAATTGATAATGATCATAAGTGCGACAAAGATGATATAAAAAGTGCGGCTCTTGTGTGTAGCTTGACTAAACCTTGTCCAAAATGTATGACTCCTATCCTCAAGTCTGGAGGTTGCGATCAAATGTTTTGTACACAGTGCAATACTCCATTTAGTTGGAATACAGGAGAAATCGAGATAGGCGTTATTCATAATCCTCATTATTATGAGTATCTCTCAACTTTATCTGGGACAGTTATGGATATAGATGTTATTGCATGTGGAGAAATACCAATCGCATGGGTGTTTATGGAAAAAATAAATAGAGCTACAACTATACCATATATTTTAGAAAAATTAAGAAACTTACATCTTGATGTCACTCATATCCGACAAGTTGTTCTTCCTGTATGGATAATAGACAACGTCAAAGATAATATAGATATTCGTATAAAATATTTGCTAAATGAGATTGATGAATCTACATTTAAATTGAAGTTAATTAATCGTGAAAAACGACTTATGAAAATAAAAGCAGTTTATGATCTACTTCATTTAGTGTTAACTATTATGGAAGATTTTGTAAGACAAGTTTTTGTTTTTAACATATCTGAATATCATCAATGGCATCATAATGCAGATAATATTATAGAACAAATATCATCATTACAAAAATATTATTACAATACATTAGACCAAATTTATAGCATACACGGCGGTAAAATACCTATATCTTTAGAAAAAATTTTTTCTAATAAATTTTATTAGTTTTATAAAAATAAAATGGTTTATTAATTGATGTACAATTAATAAAATGAATGGATTTGATAATATACCATTAGCGACACAACCTGAGAATTTAAGTAAAATTCTCTTCAAACATCAGCTCGCGAGTATATATCAAATGGAAACATTAGAAAGAGAAAAAAATGTTCAATATGAATATTCTGTTAAAGAAACTCGTTTAGGATTTAATGCTGATATAACTGGTTATGGAAAGACACTATCAATGATAGGTCTAATTGTCAGAGACAAAATGGACTGGGATTTGAATATTCCATTCGTAAAAGAAGTTGTAACTACAGAATCAGGTGGATTAATTTTAAATCGCAAGATTGAACGTTTTGATAAAATATCAACTACCTTAATTTTAGTACCTACTTCTATCATTTCTCAATGGGTAAAAGAATTATCTTATACAAATTTGAGTTTTAAAGTAATTGATTCTAAAAAAGATATTGATAATTTAATTGTTGAGAACTATGATGTTGTTATAGTATCAGTGTCTATGTTTAATAATTTAGCGATATCTTATCCTCGGTATGCATGGAAACGTTTCATTTTTGATGAACCAGGTCAGGTAAGAGTGTCAGGAATGAAAGAAATTATCGCAGGGTTTTATTGGTTAGTTACGGCAACACCTGAAGATATTAATTTGCAACATAGAAATTGCCGTGGGAGTTTTATGAAAAAAATTATTGGAGACGAGTGGTGTAAAATAGAGGAACAATTTGATGGTATGATAGTAAAAAATGATTTAAATTTTGTCAATGCATCTTTTAAAGCACCACCTACGTACCATTATTATCATAAGTGTTTTCACTCTGTACTTAAAGCAGTCGCAGGCATTGTTAACAATAATATACATAATATGATAGCTGCTGATAATATTGAAGGAGCTATATCTGCTCTTGGAGGAAAGAAAACAGAAAATATAGTTGAGTTGGTAAAAAATGAGTTGTTAGAAAAACTGACTAAGATAAAAAAAGATATCATAATTTATCGTGATATTAAAAAAGACGATAAAAAATTGGAAATTTCAACAATTGAAGAAGTTCGTATTAAAAAACAAATTGATCAGCTTTATGAAAGGTTTGATAATATGTTAAAAGATAACTGCTCTATTTGTACTGGAAAACTAAAAACCACTATAATGGAACCATATTGTCAGAATCTTTTTTGCGGAAAATGCTTACTTACTTGGTTAGAAAAAAACGATAATTGCCCTTTGTGTCGAGCAAATATAAATACATCTGATTTAGTATATCTAACAGACAAAGAAGAAACAACAAATGTAGTTATTTCAAAAGAAAAACAAAATACTCCTTTAGAAAAAGTGATAGAAATTTTAAACTCTAAAAAGGACGGAAAATTTATTATATTTTCGTCTTACAACGAAACATTTAAACCTATTTGCAGGAGGTTAAAAGAATGTTCTATTACTTTTGTTGTTGTTGTCGGTAATAGAAAAAATCGTGAAAAAAGCATTGACAGTTTTAAACATGGTGAAACTCGAGTAATTTTTCTGAACTCAAATTGTAATGGCGCTGGAATTAATCTACAAGAAGCAACTGATATTATTTTGTATCATAAAATGACAGAAACAACTCAAAATCAAATCATAGGAAGGGCAAATCGGATAGGTCGTTTAGAATGTCTTAACGTTCATCATTTGCAAGTTGATATTTAAGGAATTAAAATAATAATTAAAAAGAATGGAGTCTTTTACGTGTCCAGATAGTTGCTGTAACATTAAAATTAACCCATATATAGTTCAAAAAGACAATTTAGAAACTTTTCAAAGAAAAAAAAAAGCAGGTGTATTTATTTGTGATCCTGTTTCAAATAAAATTCTTTTAATTCAATCTAGAGGTAATCTTTGGGGACCACCAAAAGGTACAATAAATTATGGAGAAACTGACACAGAGTGCGCAATAAGAGAAGTAAAAGAAGAAACAGGACTCACAATTTCTAAAGATGATTTGATTAACTCTGTTAATATTTATAATAACTCTACGTATTTTTACTTAGAAATGAATGAATGCGATGTTTTTGTTCAAAATCATATTCCTGAAAATGATGCGAATGGTATAGGATGGATAAACCGTGTGTGTTTGGAAAAATGCATTAAAAATGGAACTATTAATCTAAGTCATCATTGCCGTATTATATTTAGAAAATTTCTAGGTATAAATTTTTAGTAAATATACTACTTCATCTACCAGCAAACTTAATTTTTCCATTAGAACCATAATCTGGATAACCGTACCAATTTGACCATAGACTGACAACATACAATCCAGTATCATTAAAAAAATTAGGTCTTCTGGACGGTACGTTAGAACTTGTATCTATCACTCCTGGTATTTTTTTACCATCGTAGATTGTTCCCGTGTTGTTGATCTCACACTCGACAACATTATGATTTTTTCTAGCAAATTCCAGAAGTTCCGAATCTGGTTTAATATAAATTAATGGTACTTTAGTTATACTATTACTAAATATAGCAACATCAAAACGTTCTATATTATATTCAGTCATCTTTATCTAAGCAGAAAAAATTTTCTGTCACAAATTTAAAGATTAAAAATTTCAGTATTAATAATAAAATGTCAATTAAATCTTATGTTGATGAATTGGAGCAAATACAACACGAAATTAAAGCTAATAACAAGAGAAATACTCTTCTTAGAACACGTCTTAAAGAGTTGGAAATTAATATATCTGTATATTTGGCTGAAAAAGGGCAGCATGGCGTAAAATATAAAGGTCGAGCAATAACAGTTGAACAGAAAGAACGTAGAACAATTAAGAAAAAGAAGGAAAAAGACTCGGTTATTATTTCATTGTTTGAAGATTTGGGTGTTTCTGATCCAAAAGAAGCTTATTCTAGACTGCAAGATGTGCAGAAAGGAGAAATTATAGCTGAAACAAAGTTAAAATTCAAAAAACTTCCAAAAGAATACTAATAAAAATTACACAAAATCATACAAAAACGTATGATTTTTCTCTATACAAGTGTATTCTAATTTTATAAGATTTATTCTTTATGTCTTTGGTTAATACCTAAGTTTTTGTACTGAAAGATTCTTACTTAATTGACACTCTCTTTTTAGATTAAAAAATTAATTATCAAAACATTTTCTTTAGATACCTAATTCAAAAAAGTCGGAGGAGGAGAAGAAAAAAATCCAAATCCAAAGAAAATTTTGTAATAATTTCTTAAAATATTAGGAAAGAAAATGAAAAACGAAAAACCTTTTTTTGCTCCTCCGCCTTTTTCAAAAGTTCGTACGAAAAACTTCTTTTTTAGGAGAAATGGTTTTTAAAAAGAGTCTTACACACACACAAATTCCAATTTTTGCAAAAAAGTAACTTTTATCAGAAAATAGTCACTTTTTCAACTCTTTTCAACTCTTTTCAACTCTTTTTTACTCTTTTATTTTTTATCAGGAAAAAGTGATTTTTTATCAGAAAAAAACTTTATAATTAACACTTATTTATTTTTTCATTTTCATTTAAAAACAAAAAGTGAATAAAAAAATAATATGAAATTAGTAGATTTAAAAGAGTTTGAATGCCGATTTTGTAATAAGATATTTGGAAATAAGCAAAATCTACTTCAGCATCAGACAAAAGCTAAATATTGTCTTAACCTACAAAAAAATAGTTTTGAAGATTTTAATTATGAAAAAATAAGTAAAGAATACGAAGAAAAAATTGAGTATAAAGAGAAACAAAAGATAAAATGTCCGTTTTGCAATAGCATATTTGCAAATATTTTTTTGCTTGATCAACACCAAAAAAGAGCAAAGTATTGTCTTAAAATACAAGAAACTAACGCCAAAGAAAAAGATGAAAAAGCTCTTTTAGAAGCTAAAGTCAAAGAGATAGAAGAGAATAAAGCCAAAGCAGAAGAACAAGCTTTAAAAGAAAAGATTAAAGAATTAATTTGTCAGTTTTGTAGTAAAGAGTTTAAAACCAAATACCTGTTAAATAATCATCAGACACATACAAAATATTGTCTTAAGTTGCAAGAATCTCAAAACTATAAAGAAATTATATCAGCATTAGTTACTTGTAAATTTTGTACTAAAAACTTTTCAGACAAAAATTTTGCAAGACACGATGCAATATGTAAGAAGAAAAACGAGTTTCTTATTAAAGAAAATGATAAATTAAAAGCCGAAAAAGATCAAGAAAAGGTTATCGTTTCTATATATAAAAATTTTGCCGAAAGATCTCAGGCTGCATTTGAAGAGATAGCAAAAAAACCGACTTATCAGAAAAACAGTATTCGAAACATTCAAAATAATTTGATGATCTCAAGTCTTACTCCTCTTGATTTAACTCAGGCTCGTGTTGACAGTATAATAGATGAAAAATATACAAAAAACGATTTCTATGAAGGTCAAAAAGGAGCAGCACAAGTTATTCACAAACATATTCTCACAGACTCAAACGGTAAATCTCAGATAGTTTGTACTGATACAGAACGTGGTACGTTTCACCACATCGATGTTAATGGTGAACATGTTGTTGATTATAAGAATGTTCATTTGATAGACAGAGTACATTTACCTCTTAAGAGAAAAGCAAGTAAGTTTGCAGCAGAGGAATCAATAAAAAACCCAACTGCTTTTAAAGACATTGTTATGAATGAGACTTCTATCAGAGAACTAGAAATAAAACCTGGTTTGTTCAATAGAACAATGGCAAAACTTACAGGAAAAAATTGTGCCAGACAATTTATTACAACAATTGAACAACTTGATTTATCAATCACAGAAGAGTGGTTGTTGGAAAATGCAAAATTCTTGACTATAGAACATGTTTTAAGAGGTCCGGAGGGATATGCGGATTATGCATTAAGTTATCCTTTAAACGATCGGCTTATAATTGATGATGATTATTATGACTCAAAACATAAAGTCGCATTTTTAAAATATAAAAATTTTAAGGGTGATATAATAACAGACGTAAATGGACTGTTCTTAGGAAAAATGATTATTCATTCATTGGATGAAAGAGTAAAGATTTTGGCAAAAGATAATGAAAGCATATATATTCATTATAAAGACGACAATTTTATTGGTATATTTATAGAATTTGTGGTTAGCAATATATAAAATCAATTAATTTTATATATTCTGTAAATATAGAAAAAAAGATAATTGATTTTTAAATACAAATTTTATAATAAAATAACAGTGTGATATAAAATGACTACAACAGAATTTTTGAAAAGTAACTCACGTTACAAAAAATTTACACAGAATATCTTTCATGCCGGTGATGAAGAGCAATTTCAACAATATCGAGACGCTACTAATGGAAATGTCTGTAATCCCAATATTCCAATGTCAGGTAACCTTTTTGTTGACCAACCCTGCTATGAATGGCCTAAATATTCAAAAGTAAAAGCTGACTGTGTGATAAACACATTCAGATATATCTTTCACAAGTTTAAAAAAGGTATTTTTGTCAAGATTTTTGAAAATAAGTTAAAAGTATTTTTACCCTTTTCAAAAGCAAATTTTGTTAACGAGTGGAGCGAAAAAATAAAAGTTGATAAAGGTACTATTATTGATTTTATTAGACATATTGCTCAAATGGAGGGTAGATCTTTTAAAGATCATTACGTCAATCAAAATACAAATGAATGGTACGGAAATAACTGCCTCTTACGTTATGAATTTCCTCTTTCAGAAGGGGATTCAAATGTTGAAAATGTAAAAAATATGTTAGAGGAAGTTTGTGGAAAACGGAAAGTTCCTGATATTGAGTTTTTCATTAACCGACGAGACTTTCCTATTTTGACCAGAAATGGTACGGAAGCTTACAATCATATTTGGGGTACCGCAGACCTTCCTCTAATTTCTCACGCGTATGAAAAATACCTACCTATTTTAAGCATGTCAAATTCAGAATCATATGCTGATGTCTTGATACCTACATGGGAAGATTGGGCTAGAATTCAAAGCTATTCAGGTAAATATTTTCCTCGTACAGAGAGAGAATATTCTAACGACTTTACGACGAAGTGGGCTGATAAAAAGTCAACAGCTGTTTTCAGAGGGTCATCAACCGGATGTGGAGTTACATTAGAAACAAATCCTCGGTTGAAACTAGCATATCTATCGGTATCAACCCCTCCAGATGATAAAGGAGTACCTTATTTAGATGCATATATCACAAAATGGAATCTTCGACCTCGAAAACTGCAAAATGAAGAATACTTGAGAACCATTGATGTTCAGACTTTAAAAAGTATAGGTATTGATATATATAAAAGAGACTCAAAAGGAAATTATATAATTGATAAAGAAAAAACATACTACAGGCTTGAATATGGAAAATACGTATTAGACAACAAATATGGTACATATATAATTGATAAATATGGAAAATATATAATTGACAAACATGAGAAAAGAATGCTTGCTTTTTTGTCACCAAAACAACAATCTGAATATAAATATATTGTGAATGTAGATGGTCATGTTTCAGCATTTCGTCTGTCATTGGAATTAAGTATGGGATCTGTTGTTTTATTAGTTAATTCTCCATGGAAAATTTGGTATAGTAAATTATTAATTCCTTTTACTCATTACGTTCCTGTTAAAGAAGATTTAACTGATTTGATAGAAAAAATTAAATGGTGTAGGGAAAACGATGACAAATGTGAAAAAATTGCCAAAAATGCACGTGATTTTTTTCTTACTTTTTTGCAAAAAGATGGAGTTTTAGATTACACTCAGAAGATTCTAGTTGATCTTAAAAATCAAATGGGAGTATATCTTTATAACGTACAATCACCTCTAGACTTTATTATTAGGAAAGAATATGAAAATCTTGATTATTCTTTTCCTGAAACTGCAAAAAGAGCAACTGATTTAAGAACTATACCAACAATAAGCGACATTAAAGATCCCTATAGTTTGAATGGACGATCTTATGGAATGTTACAAGGAATGGAATGGGTTACAAGAAAAATTATTGTCGAACAAAACTTTGAGACTATGGCTGTTAGAAAACAACAAATATTTGTTAACAAGCTTGGTGTTGTTAATCATTTTATTTTAGCTGGTTTTTCTATGGCTGTAAAAACGACTTTCGATCCGCAAAAAATTAAAGAGCATATTCATGAAGCTTTTGTAGGAACTCGTGTCTTGAATCAACTTAGTAAATTTATACCAAATTTTGCATACATTTTTGGATTATATAAAAACAAAGATACTTATAACGTTGTAACAGAATTTATTAAAGGTGAAACTTTGAATGATTACATCAACAGCAAACGATTCTCATTTGGAGAGTTTCTTTTCATAGTTTTGCAACTTTGTCTTGCTTTGCAGGTAGCACAAAATATGTGTGGATTTGTTCATTATGATTTGAGTCCATGGAATATTGTTTTACAGCGAGTAGATACTGAAAAAACATTTGACTATATTATTGCACACAATCGTGTTATACAAATTCGTACAAAGATTATACCAATAATAATTGATTTTGGTAAATCACACGTTATTAACAAAAAAATTCACCACGGTTTCATTAATATGTTTAATGTTAGCACTGTGCAAGATATTTTAAATCTAATAATAAAGTCTTGTGATCAAATTCTAAACTCTAGAAAGGTTGATACTGCTGAATTTGGAAATTTTTTGCACTTACTCAACTTTATCTCTGGTACAAAGTACAGAGAAGAGAAATTTAAGAATTCGTATTCAGCACGTAATTTTTTGAGAAATGCCAGAAAATATACTGCTCTTATATATGACGATAAATACGAACTAGAAAACCTTACTCCTTACGATTTAATTAGATATATTATGAGGATGGACTATAAATTTGACCTAGGAAACATAAAAAAATATAAATCATCTATGGATAAAGGTAACGGCAGACAAATATTTGAATATGCGTTCTCTAATAGTACAGATGAACGTGTAAATACTTATAATAATGTTTTTATTCGTTTGAAGCAATGTACTCTACCACAACCTAAAAACCTTTTTTTTGTTTATTATGTTATACAAAGTTTTGAAAATAATTTATCATCTGTTTTTGATATTATGGCTCATTTTTTGAAAACTGAAAAAATTAGTATAGCACCTTTCGAAAAAAATTATAGAGAAACAATGAGTTTTTTAGAACATCTTTACAAACAAAAGATAGATACTATGCATGAAAAAAAAGTAGAGTATAATGTGTCTGGAAATTTTAAAGAACTCATTCGTGCTCCATACACCGAAGAGACATTTCTTGATCCAACAAAAGTTATTAATATTCTTAACTCTGATATTTGCATTTTTTGTGATGATCTATCTGATTATAAAGAAATTGTTGAAATGATACTTCTCAATGGAGGAATATATAAACTCGAAGATAAAGATCACGATCACTACTTGGATAATTTTAAGATTTTGCTCCGTACAAGTGGTATAAATATGAAGAATAATAGCGCTAATAAACCAACACTACAATTTATATCTCATAAAATTTACCAAGAAGACAACGCAAAATTGCAACTTGCAACACAATTATTGACAGGAGAAAACTGCGACGATGCAAAATCATATCTGGAATTATATAAACAATTCTAAAATGTATAAATTTTTGTTTGTTAGAATATATTTATATGTGATTTTTGTTTTTTAGAATATATTTATATGTGATTTTTGTTTTTATTTTCTTTCTTCAGTATAAATAAAATGTTTGACGGTAAATTTATTGCTACAATGTTGGCAATTCTTATTTCTGTATTTGCAATTTGTAATTTTAATACTAAAAAAGTCACTAGTCATGAAGGATTTGGTATGAACCCTTCGCAAGTATACAAACTTGATCGGCAGTCAGCCCCTAGTCAGCAAGCTTGGGATAAAGGTGATTATTTTTCAGTCCCAGGTTATCAGGCAAATCCGACCCCTCGTTTTGCAAATGTAAATTTTGGAGCTAATATACGTTATAGTATGCCTAAAGAAGAGTACCAAGGCACTCCTTATGATCCTTTAACTTATGGAAATATGGCACGTGAAAATTTTGAAACAAATAGAAATACAACTGCTACATGTGGAAAGGGAGGTGCTCCAACTTCTTACAACACAAGTGCTCCGCTTATGCAACCAAATTATGTTAATGGTAATTACAACGAAATTTCTGACAAAATGCATAAGTATCCAAATGTTTCTGACATGGTTCCTGTAGCAGATATGTCAACTGTTAACTCTCTTGGAGAGACAGTACAACCTATTGTATATGATCGTTTCATTTATGCTAATCGAAACAGTCGCCTCCGTTCACAAGGTGATCCGATAAGAGGAGATTTAGCCATTACACCTTGTAGAAGTGAGTGGTTCCGTCCTTCTGTACAGCCTATCGTTGATCTTCAGCAAGGTGCCATGAACGTTATGGGTGGTATTAACAATGATTCAGCCAATGCGATGACTGAACTGATATATAATACTTCTGGATCAAATACAATTGGTGGCGTTGATATGTCCAACAAAAGAAGCCTTACTACTGGACAATATATGAATGCTGTGCAAGTTAATGCATTTGTTTAAAATTAATATACGACTAATTTATTACCAAATGGTAATAAATGACTAATTTTTAATTGAAGATAGACTTCATAGTATCAAACTTTTTCTTAATATCATCATACTTTTTTTGTAAATCAGCAAGAATCGCTTTCGTATCAGTTAATTCAATCGTTAAAGCTGATTTCTCTTCATTCAAAATATCAAAAGCTTCACAAATCTGAAAAGTAAATACATCTGTAATACTTTTTACAGAATTACACTTTTTTACAGTAGCCTCATCTTTCGTAGAAACTTGAGTAGAATCCTCTTTCGTAGAAACTTCTTTCGTAGAATCCTCTTTAGTAGCCTCGTCTTTTGTAGGAACCTCTTGAGTATTCTCATTTGGATCTTCTTCTTTAGATTCTTCATCTGTAGGCTCTTCGTCTGTCACTTCCTCGGGAAGTACTTTTTCATTATATTCATCGTCAATTAAAGTTTCATCAGGTTTAAAATTCCATGTTTCACACAAATTTAATGCAACATCGTCAAGAGGAATTATTTGATCATCAACATACCTACCAATCACAAGCCTATCCTTTTGTGACTTGAAAACAAGAGTTGATTCAGGATGCCAAATAGTATTGTGAGAATTGAGCTTTTTAAGTACAATTTTTTTAGAAGACGCACTCATTTGTAGTTTAGAATGATCTTTTTAGATTGAAGATCATTTCATTTTTATTTTTTAATCTGAATCACTACTATCACTAGTAGGATAATGATCTTCTCTTTTATGTACACGTTTTACAGGTTCGGTTTTAATAGTTACTTTTCCAACATTATTATTACTCTTTGAACTCTTAGAAGATGTCTTAGTAGTATCTTTTTGAGAAGCAATATATTGCCTCAAAGCCTGTTTTTCACTACGAAGAATCATAGATTTTATACGTGTTTTTAGTTGAAGTGCGAGCTTGTCAACTGTCTTATCAATTTCTTCATTAATATCAAAGTTACTCATTTTGAGCTTATAAAAACTCGTCTTTAAACTTACTATCTATAAACATAATATTATAAATAAAATGTATTTTTGTATGTCTAAAATTATTATAGATAATAAAACAACTATTACTCATGGCAAAGGATTACCAAAATGTATCGCTGAATCTTTTTCAAGATTAGATTATAATTATGTAAACGAAGACTATTTTATCACATCATGGATTTATAGAGCAGACAAACCGCACAAATGTAATGTTGATTCATGTCCTCTCTTCAAAATGTATTTGAGAGATAAATTCTGGAAAATTGGTAACAGAGGATTAGTGTATAATGAATCTAAAAAAATACTTAAAAGACACCTACCTAATGACATTGTTCTTTTGATATTGAAAAAATGTTTTATTTAATTTTTTTGGAGTTGTGAGGTGATTATCACAAAATGTACACTTTTTATCCACAAACATTTTTGTTTTGTCTTTTATCTCGAGTGTTTCCGATTCGCTTGATGAAATTCCAGACACTGAAGAATAATCCAATTCGTTCAATTTTTCACCTGAAACAGATTTTTTTAATAACGACCAACAGAGAGACTCTGTTAAATCAACATCATTTTTTGTATTTTCTGATAGATACATAATTTATATATGTATATATAAATTAGAAATTTTTTTTCCAATTAATATCGGTATCAAGATCGCTAGCCAAAATTCGTTTCAAAGGATTCCATTGTAAACAAGAATCTAGAATCTTTTCGTAAAACTCGCCATACGAAGTGTTTACGCGTTTTTCTCCAATTTTTATTGTAAATACCTTACTCCAAGGTTTGACGATACAGTTTAAACCAATACCAACAGGGTCGATATTTTGTGGGTATTGTGTTGGCATATGCGCAATGTCATAGACTGTAACCATTCCACGAATTCGAATAATTTTCGACAAAACATCAATTTGTGAGTCTCCTGTAAAAAGTGGTCTTCCATATGCAAACTCAGCTAACACACAACCAAAAGACCAAATATCAATAGGAGTCGAATATATATCACGACCAAGTATGAGACAGGGTGCTCTATAAAATCTGGTACAAACGTACGTTGCGTTTGGCTTATTTTTAATTATAAACTTGGCACTGCCAAAATCAGCTAATACAAGTTTATTCATTGACAGATTCACCAAAATGTTTTCTGGTTTTATATCTCGGTGCATTAAACCAATTTTTTCAAGATGATTTAATGAGTGAGACAATTGACGCATCATACTAATCATTCGATCCGTTTTCATTCGCATTTTTTCATCATTAAGCTGATCTAAAACACTTCTAAGAGTTTCAGGTACAAACTCCATTACCAGATAAAGAATACTAGGTATTGTATTCTCAATCCAATAGCCAAGGAATTGAACTATGTTAGGATGATTTTCAGGTGCGAGTATCATACATATTTCCAATTCACGATTCACGTGATCTATCATCTCAGGTACACGTTTCACACAAATTTGACCTGTTGGTGTATCAACAATATATATTTGACCAAATGATCCTCTTGCCCATTCACCTCCAAGTTCAAAGGGTTCTAACTTTTTTATAACATTTTCTTCTTTTGTAAAATCACAGATATTATTTTCTAAATTCTGCATAATATTTATTATATACAATATATATATATATATATAAGTTATTTACAGGTTAAAAATATTATCTAAACTTTAAAAATAGAATAACAGAAATATGAACTCAAAAATCACAGAAGCTACTTATCAAGAAATAATATCTCACGACTATACAAAAGAATCAAATTTTATTTTGCGCAACTTTTACATAACTAATAAACAAGGAAATGCATATATTAAAGAAAATCAAGGTCAATTCTTTTTTACCTGGTCTCCTTGTAAGGAAAATACATATATCAACTGGTGTAAAAATGATAACATACTATATAGCATACATGTGTGTTTTTCAAATTTTGATGAAATGAACAAAAAACTAGAAGTTTAATATTTTTGTCCATATCATTCATATTGTAGAGAAAGATGCTCTGTGAATCGTATTACAAGTCCTGAAGATAAATGTGCTATCTGTCTAAAAGACGTACAAATTCACATGCTTGAAGAAACAGCGTGTGAGCATCGTTTTTGTCTGTCATGTCTAGATAAGTATGTTAAAAGCAAGCTTCTACCTGAAGGAGGATTAAAAGATAATTGTATTCTTTGTCCTGTGTGTCGACGTAACTTGGTATTTTGCAATATTTGTGTAAATGCTAAATATGAATGCATGTGCAATGTAAACATTTGATACGTTCGTACATTTACTATTAATAAAAATGCCAAAGCTATTAACAAATCCTCAAGATTTTAAAAGAAAATGCGATGATGTAGGTGTAACTTATGATCTATTAATTGAAGCACAGCAATGTTTAGGAAAACAAGCTTGTTCCAAGTTTTTTAAAGGAAAATCAAAAAGAGGTGGTGGAAGTACTACATCGTCATCTATGGTAGATGATTGGACATATACACTAAAATATGGAATTGAAAATAGACATTTTAACGAATAAAACAGAAAAATCCTAAGTCTTGTTTTACTAACGTAAGTTTGTATATCATTTTAATATACAAATTCTTTGATTAAACAATTAAATGTGTCTACAAGTCAGTTGTTGTTGAAAATATTTTACATTTATTTCTCATATGTTACTAACACATTATATTCTTTACACCAATCTGATATATCAGTTTGGTGCTCAATGTCAAACAAATGTAATCTTAGACTATGATTCAAATAAAATTTTCTATAAGCAAGAAGTTGTCCCAATCCATGTTTCCAATTATTACCAACTTTTATTTCTATTAATTCTGTTTCTGTCAACAAATCTATATAACCAAAATTTGTATGAACTTCCATTTCACCGCCTAATTCTTTATATAACCTATTTTGGATATCCTTTTCAACACAAGAATTGTTATTATCAGGCTCAATATTTTCTATTGAGACTACGTATTTTTTACTGTTTATTTCAGATATATTTTTCCACTCGTCTATCCACATTGATACTTTAACAGAAAATTTTGTAGATACCCACTGTGCTATATTATTAGCAACGTATGGATGACCCCAAGTTGATTGATCTGAGTCATTATATTGATTAATTTCTATCAAACCTACTACATACCCCGATCTACCTTTTATTGTTTTATCGGTTAAAATATCTAGTTTCAATTCGTGAGATAATTCTGTCAAAAACTTTTTTGTTTTTTCTAATCGAAACCAATCTCTATAAAATTTGTTACCAGCTTTACATATTTGAGACAAATTAATGTATCCATCACTTTCTCTTATAAAATTCTTTATTTCTTGACTACATTTCTGTTTTGAACATTTTGCACAACCACTCCAACCTTTTCTTCTTATATTCAAACAATTAGTTTCTTCGATATTCTTACATGAACAAGTATATTTTATTTGATGTCCTTTTTCAAAACTAATTAATTCACAGTCATTGTCTATTAAAATAGATTTGATTTCATCCATATTTTTTTGCAACATTTCAGTAGGCATTTTTATTATTTTAAAACTAGATTGTGACTTAAATTCAATTCTATTTTTTATAATTCTCCCACCTCCCTACTACGAACGTAAGTTTGATAGAAATTAATCAACATAATGATTCTGATCAATCAACTTGGGTTCATCCACGTGTATCAATTCACATAGGACAATGGATTTCTCCTAAATTTGCTGTTAATGTAACAGGATGGATTCATAAATTATTATCTACAGGAAGTGTCAAACTAGAAAGACCTATAAAGAGCTTTTCTACTCTTACAGAAATTGATATTGAAGCAGAAAAACTAGAAAATGAAGTTAAAATGTGTGAGTATACAAATGAGTTAGTTATTTATTGTGCTTATATCGGAAATGGATTAGTCAAGATTGGTTTTACTGATTCTAATCTTGTTAAGAGAGACAAAAAACATATGTCAAGTGAGTCATTATATCCTCAATGGAGAATGATTAAGTTTTTCAAAGTATCTGGTAAAAATATAGAGAAAATGACACACGAATTTTTGAAACATTATAAGGTTGATTTTTTCAATCAAAAAGAAGTATATAAACCAGTTAAAAATCTAACAATTTTTATTGAAAATATAGATGATTTCTTAAAAGATAATGACCTAAAAATGACTATTAGAACCTTGCAAAAAGAGAATTCGGAATTAAAACTCCAAAATATGCAAAAAGAGAATTCAGAATTAAAACTTCAAAATATGGAAAAAGAGATTTCCGAATTAAAACTCCAAAATATCCAATTGAAACTAGACATTTTAACAAATAAATCATAAGTCTGTTAAATTCTATGTTTGTAATTATCTTATTTTTGTAATGAAAAATAAGATTCATGTTTTTGAAAAACACTCAATCCTTTTAAACCTGAAAAAACACCAAAAAATCTTTACAAAACAGGGAACCCTAAAGCTCCTCCGCTCACCCTAATAATATTGTTATTTACGGCAGTGACGATAAATTCGTAGGTCTGTTTGAAGTTAGCACCAGCTAAACCAGCAGAATTAGCACCATCTTTAGCGGCGCTGCTACACTCAGGTACAATAGAAACATTGGTTAGCTTACCGTAGTTAGTAGATCCCATAGGATCTAGAGAAATAAAATCAAGAGAGTAAGAGTACGAATGGTATCCAGTATCTAGAGGGATAACCGGAGCATGGTAATAGGGGTTAACAAGAGAAAAGTAATCAGAACCCATTTGAGCAAGACGGTTTGTGTTTTCGTAAATTAGAGATGTTTGCTGGATAGGGTCAGCAGCTCCATTAGGGGTGAATTTAATTGTTGAAGTAGATGGGATAGGAGAAGAGGTAAGATAGTTAGACCATTCAGAATGATGGGTGCTGTTTCGAACCGCAAAAAACAAAACTTTTATAGCATGAGAGAATCGAATATCGAAAGATTGCTGAGTGTTAGTGGCAGGAGTGAAAGACTGGCGGGGGGCAGTCTGAACTTGCTCAACCAGAATATCACGCGGTGCACAAGCCATACGCTTACGCTCGTCATTCGAAACGATTGCGTAATTGGCCCACACTTGTGTATTACCTAAAGTGGGAGCACCACCCTCTAAATCAGAAGAAGAAATTGCCTGTCGATAATCTTTTGGAGTACCAGAAAGATTTGCATCGATATTTTCATATATGAGAAGATGATTCCAATCGCGGAAATGGAAGTTAATCCGCATTTCATTGTACGGAAGGGCAGCAGTTGGAAGAGCAACACCACTGTCACGACTATAGAAGAAAGGAAGAGGCAAGTTCAAAGTGTAAGAATGAATCTCGGATCTAGGATTAGTCATATCATCAAAATTACCAATCATGTTATTGTAACCATTACGCTTGCCAGCAGGAACTGTAAAAGCAGCCCAGAAGTCAAGATGATAATTGTCAAAACGAGAAGCAATCAAATCGTTGAAAGTAATACAGCATTCACGAACAATATTATGCATGAAATTTCGAGTCCAACGAATACGAGCCTTACCAGGGAAAGCTGCATCAATTGCATTTGTGGCAGAAAGTTTAAGATGAGGTGTCGTCAAACGAAGCCAAGTCTGAAGCATATAATCACCGGCGCGTGAAATAGCAACTGACCACTCTTGTCCGAACGCGGGAGAACCAGCAGCTCGAGACAAAACCACGGGTACTTGAGTAAACCAAGTAGCTTTCCTGGTCTCACGGACAAAATAGGCAGTGGCATCGGGACCGCCATAGAGGTACTTCTCGATCTCATCAAAAGTAGCAAGATCAATGAAGCCAGATGTTACATTCGATGTACAGATAGAAGACATTGTTTTATATTAGCGCAAGATAATTTTTAGTTTTTTTAACAAAATTATATACTTTAAATATTAAAAAAAATGCGAGTTTAAATAAGTCGTGTGAAAGATTAAATGCTATGTCTGAACTAGATATTTTGAGTATAGATGCCAAGATACGTAAGAATTTTGAGGAAGAGTTCTTAAAATTATCCGACCACATGGAGAACCTACACGAAATAAAAGAATCATTGAAAAATGAAAATATTCGCAGACGCATAAGAGCTAGTCTTGAAAAAGCTCGGGATGAATTAGAAAACTATTTAAATGGTTTAGCTACAAACAAAAATTATAATTTTTATATTATGGAAACAGTGCCTTTTATAGAAAAATATAAAGAAATACTAAAAACTCCTGTTAAAGTAAGTTTTATGGGTAAAATTGTTAAAAATGATAAAGATAAACGACAACTAATAGAAAATTATTTAGAAGCAGCGTCTAAATATGTTGATATCGAATTGGAAAATAAGAAAACTCAAAAAGTAATATGCCCTAATTGTTTTAATAAAAAAGAATTTGATATTGTTGATGTAAATAGTTATATATGCACTAAATGTTATGCGAGACAAACCGTAATGAAGCACAATTCTTCATACACTGATATTGATCGTGTTAATATTTCAAGTAAATATACTTACGACAGAAAAGTTCATTTTCGTGATTGTATCAATCAATATCAAGGAAAACAAAATAGCACTATTCAACAAAAAATATATGATGACCTTGAAGCACAATTTCGACAGCATCATCTGTTGCACGATGAAGATACTACTAAAGAACGTAAATTCAGAGACATAACAAAAAATCATGTTCTTATTTTTCTTAAAGAGTTAGGATATTCTAAACATTATGAGAATGTACACCTCATTCACTACAACTTTACAAATATTAAACCGGATGATATCTCTTACTTAGAAGAACAACTTCTTGATGATTTTGATGTTCTTACAGAATTGTACGACAAGAGGTTTAAGCATATTAATCGTAAAAATTTTATTAACACTCAATATGTACTCTTTCAATTACTTCATAGACATCGGCATTCGTGTAAAAAAGAAGAGTTTATCATTCTTAAAACAATTGATAGAAAATTCTTCCATGATGAAATTTGCAAAGAGTTATTTGAGGAGCTCGGATGGAATCACAGCCCATTTTATTAACTTTTTAAAATGAATTAAGAAAATTGTTTCTAGATATATAAAAAGATGTCATCAAACATTAGCTATTTGGAACAATATTACGACAATTATATCAACGAGGAAGAATATTATGACGAAGATATACAAATCGAATTGCTATTTGAACATAATAATAGGCCAAATATTAATAATAGGCACCCAAATCACTTTTTAGATCTATTGGAATTATTTCTCTTAATGCAACCAATTTTAAATGTTCTAGATCCTCTCGAAATCGCCATTCAAAATAGTGAAAACGATTTGTGTTTACACAGGGATGAAAATATAACACTTAATCTTAAATGTCAGCCTTACGATACAACTAACAAACAATACGATTCATGTTCTATATGTACAGATAATTTTGATAAAAAAGAAGATGTCGCTGTATTAAATTGTGGACATATTTACCATCCAAAATGTATAAACGAGTGGGGTAAATACAAACCTAATTGTCCTATTTGCAAAGCAGACATTACATTCTATCATTATATTAGTGATTTGGAAGAGCCTGACTGAGATTTTTAATGACAGAGTTTACTAAGTTTGGATTATCGATAATAATACTGGATACAAAAAGTGAAATATTTTATTATGTTCTTAATTAAATAAATGTTAAAAACTACATTTATTATATTATTAGTTATTATCTTATTAGTTATTATCTTATTAGTTATTATATTCTATTTAATTTACAAAAGCATTACATGTGAAGATCCAAAAATATTAAAGGATGAGTTTAATATGAAAAAAGAATTATGGTCAAAAGGTCCAATAAGAAGTAATTACTCAAAACGCGACACCGAATCAATTTCATCGTATAAGTTTTTGATTAAATATATGAAAGAGAGCTCAGAAATTTTATGGATTCGTAATGGTTCGCATTCACATTTACAAAAATCTGATCTTGATGTTGTAGCTGATAATTTACATTTTTTGAATACACCATTAATTCTAGTTACTACTGACGGTGATCGTTCTGTTCCTTCATCTTATAAAACTTCTACAGTAAGAACTTTACTTGAGTCTCCAAAAATTAGATTATGGTTTACACAAAATTATGATGGAAGTATAAAACATCAAAAATTAAAACCAATCCCTATAGGATTCGATTTACATACTAAAAAATGGCTTATTGGAAATTCGGTAGATAATAAAATTTCATTTATTGCTTCTCAGAGATCGAAACATAAAAATCGCAAAGTTCTATGTGATGCACATCTCTCTATATCACATCCTGAACGCAGTGAAATGATAAAAATAATAAAAGATAATAAAGATATTGTTTTTATACATAAGAGTAAACCATTTGTTGACCTAATTGAATTATATGGTACACACGAATTCATAATATCTCCACGTGGAAATGGTATAGATTGTCACAGAACATGGGAGGCTATATTAGCAGGATGTATAGTAATTACTCGTACATCTCCACTCGATGAAATGTTTATTAGTAATAAATTACCGGTTGTCATAATACAAGAATGGAGTGAATTAAATGATGACTTGCCAAAAAAATTAGAAAAATGGAGTCATAAATATTCACACTTAACATATTCTGACGTAGTTATACCAAAACTTTTATTTGATTATTGGTTACATGACAAAGATCAATCAAGTTTGTAAAAAAAAGTTAGTAATATAAGACTATCATTATTTTATTAAGCAATTATCTTCGAGTGTGGGAATTCCAACAGTCGAATTAATCAAGCAAAATGGAGAAAGACACACATGGGTTCATCCTCAGGTCGCGATTAATATAACACAATTGATATCTCATCAATTTGATGTTAAAGTATCTGCTTGGGTACTGGAAGTTATGATGTCTAGTAAAATAGATATTACTAACACAACTAGTTATAGAGAATTAAAACAAGATAATAAAAATAAACAACTAAAAATACAGCTAATTACCAAGAAATATGTAAAGAAACAACCTCGTATTCAGTATACAGAGTCAAATGTAGTATATATCTTAACAACTGTTAATATGAAAAAAGAGAGACGTTATATATTTGGTAAAGCAACAAATTTAACTTCTAGTTTATCTGTATACAGCAAATCAGATGAACATGAAGTAGTATATTATCAAGAATGCCCAGACGAAGAAAGAATGAGTATAGTTGAATCTCTTGTATTTTGTAAGCTAAAAGAGTATAGAGAACAAGCAAATCGTGAGAGATTCTTACTTCCAGAAGGAAATAGTATTGATATTTTTTCAGATAAAATCAAACATTATATTGCGTTTGTAAAATAAAAGTTAATGATGCTTTTATTTTGATTTACAATCTTACTTCTCTTAATTTATCTCATGATTATGATAATAAGCAATATTTTTAATTTAATCGTCTCAAAAACATATATCAGTTACCTTCTTACTCATTATAGAGTTGAATATTTACATAATCATTTCTTTTAAAAATCTAAAAGGCGGAGAAAGAAAAAAGTCGGAGGAGGATGAGAAAAAAAATCCAAAGGAAATTTTTTTAATAATTTTTGAAAATATTAAAAAGAAAAAGAAAAAGAAAAAGAAAAAGTTTTTCCTCCTCCGGATTTTAGAACTTTCTGTTTTTTTTGAAATATGTGATTATACAAATTTTTTACACACACAAAAATAAAATTTGTAATAATGAGTTTTTTGATGGTAATTTGATGTAAAATAATCTCTAAAAAGGGAAATTTTGAAATAAAAAGGGTTAAAATAAAACACCTCTATTTATGTAAAAGTTATATAATGTTATATTTATCATAAAAACTCTCTTTAATTCCCTTTTTAGGGATTTTTTAATCTAAAAGAATAAGTATACTAATAAAATGGAATGTCAATATTGTAAACATTCTTTTGTTAGCCAGATTACTTTATCTGCTCATCAAAAGACAGCTAAATATTGTTTATCTCTTCGCAATGTAGATATACCAGTTGACCATACATGTGAAGGATGTGGTAAAAAATTTACACGTTCTTATCATCTAGAAAGACACCAAAAAATTTGTAATGTTAATGAAAGATTATATACACTTGAAGAACAACTAGAAACACAAATCAAAGAAGTTACAGAAAATAAACTAAAATTACAAGAGAAAGATAATTATATTCAAAAGTTAGAATTTACAATTAAAGATCTTCAAGATAGAATAGAAAATATAACTCTGCAAGCTATAAACAGACCAACTCACCAAACAAAAAATAAGCAAATAATAAACTTAGCTCCATTTGATCTAACTCAAGACAAGGCAAATATAATTTTTGCAAATAAATACACTCCAGAATATTTTCTTCAAGGCATGAAGGGTTTAGCAAGGTTTGTAAGTGATCATATTGTCAAAACTGATACAGGTGAAAGTATTTACGCGTGCTATGATAGGAGTAGGGACGTTTTCAAGTACAAAAATCAAGCAGGTGAGTATATTAATGATATTAAAGCAGTTCGTTTGGTCGAAATTATACATCCTGCTGTGGCGGAACATGGAAGATCAATGAATGATAAGTTTCATGAGGAATACATGTCTGCATTATTAGAATATGACGAAGACAATCAAATAAATCGAATATCTCGAGATGAATTAGATTCTAAGGAAATGAAGGCTAATCAATCAAGAGATTCAAATTTTTTGCATAAATATTTAGATACAGAGTTGGATTCATTCTCAAAAGAACTTGGAAACAACATAAAATCATAATATTTAACACTTTAAAAAATAAGAATTAAGTTTATATTCTATAATTAAATGTTAAACAGTATTAAAAAAAAATGGTCGGAAAATGGGTTTGAAATTACCCTAGGACTTTGCATAGCGTTCATTTTACTTTTTGGTTTGTATCACAAATTTAAGGGTAAGAAAGGAACTTGGACAAAAAAACATGATATACATTATCCTCAATTTGAAATAGAAAAAAACAAATATCATCAAGGTCCTCCAAATGAAAGCAAAGGAGAAACAGAATGTCGACGTGTATTGGAATATCTATTTAAGAGAAAATTTGATAAAGCACGTCCTGATTTTTTACGTAATCCTGTCACAGGAGGTAATTTTAATTTAGAATTAGATTGTTTTAATGCGGAACTTAGGATCGCGGTAGAATATAACGGTATTCAACATTACCAATATATACCATTTTTTCATAAAAATAAAGAAGCGTTTTTAAACCAAAAGTACAGAGATGATATGAAACGAAGGATATGTAGAGATAATGGAATACTTTTAATAGAAGTACCACATACCGTACAACTAGAAGATATCAAAGGTTTTATTGAATCAGCTTTGACAAGAAATGGAATTAAGTTTTAGAACAAGAAAAACTTTACATTAAATAAATGAATGATAGTATAATAATACCATTTTGTATTTGGCACTATATTGACTTGGACTCGAAAATATTTTTAGGATACATAGGAGGTCCAAGAAGGTACAAGAAAAACGGAGTTATTGGTTTTGATTGTGATATAGATACAAAAAAGTTTAATAAATGGTTTTTAGCGGGGACTTTTTACGCAGTTTCACCTAGTTTTCGACCAATACCCGTAGGTATGAAGATTTTTTGCGCAAAGAAAAATATGACTGAGCCATATAATACTAACGATGTATATTTAATGTATGATCCATATAATATTAAAGATAATTGTGTATATTTTACTACATATAATCAAAAAGTTCCTAATACAGTACCTCTTTATTTTCACTCTTTTGGAAATAATATATTTCCTAGCTTTGACTCAAAACCTCCGTCATCTTCACCAGAATGGAGTCAGACTTTTATTTCTCCAATTTTTGTAATGACGAAAAGTCATGAACAATTTAAATCTGTTAATGGCCGATGTATACCATGGTCTGAAGACATTCCTGATATATATGATTCAAATTCTCATGAAGAGTTATTAAGTCTTGAAAACTGTGTTATATTTTACAATGAACTTGTAGTTTCTAAAAATAACGGTCGTCCTTTTAATATATTAGAAATCGTAGCTGACCAAAATATAAAAGCAAAAAAACATCGTGAATCTAAAAACTTTTTAAAAATAAGTATTATTTTTTTTCTTATGTTTGTTGTAACTGTTATAATTGCAATTGTTATTCATAAAATAAATTTGAATTCTAAAAAAAGTTAAAGTATAAAAGACCAACAATGACAAATACTATCGGAGTTTGTTGCTTTTGCAATGATGATTGTAGCTCTTATTCACAGTGTTGTAAAACATGCGCAAGATCTATGACCGGGATTGTTATGGGATGGGATATCCCAGTGACTCAGGAACACCCAAGTGTAAAACCAATCGAAATTTATTATACAGGTATTGGATCAAAACCAGATATGCAAGTTATGTCAGAAACATATTTTCGTGAAATATTAACATTGAATGTAAATAATTTTAACGAGATGTGCCCTTATGATATAAAAAATTGTGATATAGATCTTTTGCTTGATTGGTCTGGTGCGACCATAGTATAAATTTAATTCTCAATAAAGAATATTGAGAATATATTTTTAACATTTTGTCATTGCCTTTTTAACGTCGTCAATATTTAGATAGTATTTTTTGTCACCTTTACAAGCAACACCTGAACATACAATATTTAGATTTGAATCATAATCGAGAGCATTTTTTATATAATTTGGATCATCATCACATAATATCATACATTCTGAATTTGTTATACCTAAAGCATTAGCTGTTTGTTTGAGAGCAAATCCTTTAAAGTATCCAGGATTTTTATATGGAAGATTTGAATATAAATCACTAGGTTTACCCATTAAAATTTTATTTGCACCTACACTGTTAAAGGTAAGATTGTCATGTTTTGTTATGAAATCATAAAGATTGTCTGGTAACCAATTGTATCTTTTATTTGATACATATGGTCCCGCAGTGCAAATTCCTACTGCAAAATTGTTGTCAATACACGCTTGTACAACTGCATAATTATTTTCAATCGAAGATGCTGAAGAAAGTGTACCGTCTACGTCAAAAAGAACCAAACCTTTATAGGTGGTTTTATTATTATTATTATTATTATTATTGTTATTATTGTTATTATTGTTATTATTGTTATTGTTATTATTGTTGTTATTATTGTTGTTATTATTGTTATGAAAATATAAAATTAAAAATAAACTTATTGATACTAGAAAAACTATTAAAATAAATAATTTAAAGTTAATCATTTTTATAGTTTACAAGTATTTTCTTATTTTAAATATATTTTTTTAACGTCTTTTTGCTTTGGCAAATCTTGGAAGATCGCTTTTTAATAAAGAAGGTGGTATGCCTTTCGTACCAAGAGGTTTGTTAGTACTTTTTTTATAATTTTTTTTTTGTTTGGAGTCAGATTCTGATTGAGATTCTGAATCTGATTCGTCTTCGGTAGCCTGAGAACTTTTTGATTTAGAGGACGAACTTTCATTGTCTGTTAAATCTTCCTCATCCAAGTCTTCATCGCTAATATAGTCTTCAATTTGACCGTATCCAAGAAGATCAAAAACTTTACCGATCATTCTCTCATTACTGCGTTCATTATCTTTTGTATCTTTTTTTCTGAAATTGAAATTAATTTTTTCCAATTTTCCATCAAATTTTCGGTGAAAAGCGTAAGAATTCAATTCTAGCTTAGTCATTTGTTTAGCGGTAGAAGCTGATACAACATGATCTAGATCTAGATCAAAAGTACTTAGTTCATCGATAATATACCAATCTATTTTTTCAAGTTGATCTTGCAGATGTTTTAGGGCGTCCTCGTTACCTTCACGTCGAATAAAATAATACCAACTTTCAAACTCTTTTCCGTTAGTTTCCATAAGAGCTACATAATCACCAGTCATAATATGACTTGGTTCAGGAGATGGAGGTGATTTATTTTTTTTGTCCAGATCAAGATTTTCTGGTGTATCAGATGTCATTTTCAGTGTGAAAATGTGTTTTTAAGTTACTTTAAGTTTCCATTATGATTAATTTTTAAAAATTAATCAATATTTAGGATGTGTTCTCTTCATCCTCAATTATCTCTTCCTCAATATTATCTTGAACATTAGCTTCTTCAGAATCTTCAATTCCCTGAGTTTTTTCTTGTGTACAATTCTTTTGATATGGATTAAAACTGCCATTCGAAATAGCATTTACAAAATCAATATCGATAGGCATTAGCTTGACTCTTCCTGCATGAATAGCCGCAAAATTTGCATTTCGAAGAAGAGAAGTTAGTTGTTGTTCTATAAAATATTGCAAAACAATGAATACTTCTTTGCTAATCTTCATTGGAGTAGTATTGTGAGTTGTAACTACTTGGCGTACAAACTTTTCAAATGGAAATTTGGCAAATGTAAGGCAATTGCTTATTTTTTGAAAACGACGAATCTCCCGAATAGACACAGTACCAGGTCGAAAGCGATGTTTTTTCTTATCTCCATCAATAACTTTCTTACTAACTTTCTTAGTGCGTTTTTTCTTTACAAGAAGCGAAGGATGAATAAAAGGAGTTACTCCTCCTCCCAAAAATGAAATACGATTGTTAGTAAAAAACATATTTAATTCTGTGTCATTTCGAACACCCATTTCTAGATCTCTGATACTAATCCTAATTCTCTTATTATCTTTGGCAGAAATGGAAGCATTTTCAAGAATTTTTGAAGTCAAATACTCAAGTGCTCCAGCTAGATAAATAGGTGCTTGGCTAGTAACCATAACTTTTGAGTATCCAAAGTTGCGAAGAAATTTTTCAGCGATAGCCGGTGAAAATAATATTCCGGCTTTTTCTTGACGGCTAGTTCCCTTTTCGTTTACTTCTTTAAACTGATGAACAGCTTTTTGACCTTCAATAATAGCGTTAGCTGCTAATTGTCCTGGTAAAATAATAAGGAGTGCATTTTTAATTTCCTTATCAGACATAGTCTTTTTCTTTGCCATCTCAGTCAAAGTAATAACAGTTTTTGCGATCATTCGAGAAATTAAACAAAGGGCGCTGTTTAGTTGTTGCTTCGAATTCGAAGTAATTCCATTTGTTTCAGATACTTCCTTTAAAACTTTAGAAATATAAGTCTCAAAAAACCGAGACTTCTTCTTTTTAGCGCGATCTTTTTGTGGTGTATCCATTTTATTTAATCATTTTATTCTCCCTTTTAAGTCTCGATTTACATTAGAGATAATCTAGAATGATTAAAGACTTAAAGATTAACTTTTTCAGATACAAAATGGATAATATAACTAAACCTTCTATTACTCGTCTTGCTCGCAAAGCGGGAGTAAAGAGTCTTTCGGATGATTGTTATAATAATATTCGAAGTATTGTCGCGGTATATTTATCTGATATTATTGTCGCAGCTTTGGTTGTTAATTCTGAACACAATACAAAAACACTGATGGCAGAAGATATTTATGAGGCTCTTAGACTTCGTGGTTACAATGTAACCCAATCTAACGACCTAGGTACTACAACTTGTGCTAAATAAAAAAGTATTTTATATTCAAAAAATATAAAATGTTACATTTCGGTATCTAAATCGCAAACAACAATTGATGACCATTCATCGTTATTTAAATGATATCCATACTTTGTTATTCCGGCCGGATAACATATAATATAACTACTTTTACCCATCTTTAAGGAAAAAGATGGTTCAATAAACATTTTTGTATTAATATCATACTCACGATATACAAAGTACATTGGTCCTATTTCATTTGGATTTCCAACAAACTCATCAATTTTGAAAAATATTTTTAAATCAGACTGATATGTACAAAAACTAATAAAATCACCAGATGTTACATTGGTAACATCACCATTTATCTTTGTAATTCTTACTGAATTTGGAGCATTATTCCATTCTACACGAGGCAATGTTGATACCATATGTTTTTATTATAGATAATAAATATTTAAACTGAATAAACATAGAAAATTGAGACATTTAAACTTTAAGTAATTACCTTTATTTATTGAACATTGAGAAATTAATTGTCTTGTAATATAAGGATGTGAAATACAATAATCAAGAGTTTTACACAACTTAGAATTTTTTGATAATTTCATGTATATAAAAAAATTTTTATTATTTTTTCCCAATTTACAACAGAAATTAACATATAATATAAATTACATATTTGAATATCGTTTTTCCAATAGAAGATCTTTCCATAAAGTAATCGTTAAGGTTTTTATATATTTTGAGAATTGCTTTTGTATCAAAGCACCCGAAACCGAATCAATGTGTGAAAGAATTTGGTATTCTTTTTCAGGATTATTAATAACTTTAAATTTTTTTATCATATATTCATTGCAATCTTGATCAGTACCTAAAATATCTTACATTATTATTTATTATATAAATTATTTTTGATTTAGGTAAATAGAATTAAAGAAGTTGATTTTAAATGTAAAATGAGTAAAACAGTAACTCGAGAGAAATACGAATCTATGAAAGAAAAGGCTAGCAAATGGTATGATAAAGCAATAGAATATCAATCAAAATACGAAGATATTCTTGAAGAAAACGAAAAACTATCATACCTTGAAAAAGAAAATATAGATCTTCGAGATGATATAGAACTTTTAAAAGAACGTTGTAAAGAAATGAATAAACAACTTAAACAATTTGAAAAAGAAAAGAAGAAGAAACTTTTAGTAGAAGAGTTATCTAAACACTTTGTAGTCAAAGATTAATTTATAAAAATACAATTGAAATTTAAAAGAGTATTGTTGTAATACAACAGAAATATGACATCTAATTTCGCGACAGCAATGAAATCTTGTACAAACACATGGAATGGAGCAGTTTCTTTACCGACTCCAGATATATCAGGTAATACTACAGGTCGTGTAAGCTTGTTCTTTAAAGCTGTTCGAGGACTTAACTATCCTCGTCTTTATGAATATCTTAGAAAATCAGCTGATGAAAATTTGATTGATACGTTTTTATTGGTTTTTCATATTCGTGATTGTCGTGGAGGAAAAGGCGAGCGTGATCTAGGACGCCGGTCACTTGTGTGGTTGTTCCTTAACTATACGGAAGAATTTAGTCGTGTTGCACATTTAATTCCTGAATATGGTCGATGGGATGATCTTATGGATTTATGGCCAGGTGTACTAAACTTGAATAATATTGATCATGTTCGTTCAAACTATTGCTCAACAATTAAGGATGAACAAGCTCTTATTAATCTAAAAAATATTCAATTTAGTTTTGTAGATATCGTAGCTAGACAACTCCTAAATGATCGTGAACAAATGGAATCTGGTAATCCTATTAGTATTTGTGCAAAGTGGGCACCAAGTGAGAATGACTCTTACGACCGCAAATACGGAGTGGTTAGTACTCTTACTAAAGTGATGAATATTACTTTAAAGAAGTACCGTAAAGAGTATACTACTCCTCTTAGACAATATCTGAAAATTGTAGAAAAGTATATGTGTGAAAAAAGATGGGATGAAATAGAATATAGTAAAGTTCCTTCTTGTGCGATGAAGAGATTAAAAAAGGCCTTTGTCAGACATGAACCTGAACAGTTTGCTTCCTGGAAAGATAAACTTCAAAAAGGAGAAGTAACAGTTAAAGCAAAACAACTATTTCCACATGAATTAATCCATGAGATTCGACTTAAAAATATTGCTGATGAGGTATGCGAAGCTCAGTGGAAAGTACTAGAAGATGATATCATAAAAAAAGGAACATTAAAAGAAACACTTTTTGTATGTGACGTAAGTGGTAGCATGGATTCCTGGGGAAATGATTTTGGTAGAAATACAAAAAACAAGTCTTTTTCACCTATGGATGTTGCTATAAGTTTATCTCTTCTTGGAGCTAATGCTGTAGAAGGATTATTTCATAATCATATTATAACTTTTGAAACTAAACCAACTTTTCATCTTGTAAAAGAAACTAATATATTACAACGTTGGAGACAACTTACTAAAGCTTCTTGGGGTGGAACAACAAATTTACAGGCAACCTTTGACTTAATTCTTGATAAAGCCAAGGCCAACGGACTTTCTCAAAAAGATATGCCTAAACGTTTATTTATTATATCTGACATGCAATTTGATATTGCTGATGATAATAAAATGACAAATTTTGAAGTTGTTAAGATTAAGTATGCAGCTGCCGGATACATACCCCCGGCTATTATTTTCTGGAATGTTTGCGGATATAGTGAAGACTTTCCAGTATCTATTACAGACAACGGAACCGCATTAATTTCTGGATTTTCTCCAAGTATTTTATCTTCTTTTATGAATGGAAAAGATTTTTCTCCTTATTCTATACTAAGAGAAACTTTGGATTCAATTAGATTTTCACCAATCAGAAACGCATTTAATATTGATTAAATTTTTTTTTTGTAATTACAAAAAAAATTATCAACTTTTTACATATTAAAAGCAACCGATGCAACATTTACAGTGTTGTTATTGGTGTGCATATATAAACTAAAAGCAGTATTTTGATTATTCAAATTTTCAAAAGAAGATATAGAAAGAACATGTATCTGATTCTCTTCACCTTCTAAATTATGATTATTTTCATATACAACTTTTCTCGAAATAGCATCTATAATATATATGTATACATATCCAGAACCTTGTAAAACAAAATCTGCTTTTGAAAAAGAGTATAAACTATCAACATATGGTATTGTACATATATGTTTGTGTTCAGGACTTGATAAAATAACTGAACCAGACCAAAGTATTACATTTGAACCTCTCTCACCTCTCTCACCTCTCTCACCTCTCTCACCTCTCTCACCTCTCTCACCTCTCTCACCTCTCTCACCTCCTTGTTCACCTTTATTACCTTGTTCACCTTTATTACCTTGTTCACCTTGAAGACCTTGTTCACCTTGTTCACCTTTTTCACCTTTTTCACCTTTTTCACCTTGTTCACCTTTTTCACCTTTATTACCTTGTTCACCTTTATTACCTTGTTCACCTTGTTCACCTTGAACTCCTTGTTCTCCTTGTTCACCTTGAACACCTTGTTGGCCTTGAACACCTTGTTCACCTTGTTCGCCTTTATTCCCTTGTTCACCTTTATTCCCTTGTTCGCCTTTATTCCCTTGTTCACCTTGAATACCTTGTTCACCTTTATTACCTTGTTCACCTCTCTCACCTCTCTCACCTGTTTCACCTCCTTTTTCACCTTGAATACCTTGTTCACCTTTATCACCTTTATCACCTTGAACACCTTGAATACCTTGAATACCTTGAATACCTTGAATACCTTGTTCACCTTTATCACCTTGAACACCTTGAATACCTTGTTCACCTTTATCACCTTGAACACCTTGAACACCTTGAACACCTTGTTCACCTTGAATACCTTTTTCACCTTGAACACCTTGTTCACCTTTATCACCTTGAACACCTTGAACACCTTGTTCACCTTTATCACCTTGAACACCTTGAACACCTTGAACACCTTGAACACCTTGTTCACCTTGAATACCTTTTTCACCTTGAATACCTTTATTTCCTTGTTCAGAATCCGATCTCATTATGAAAGCCATATTTTAAAAATTGGTTTATATTTTTAGATAAGTTTAAAATTAAAAGCTAGCTTAAAACATTAATCAGAATCTTAATAAATGTCGAAATTGATTGAAAATAAACACCTTATTCACATCGCATCAGAGATTATTGTTCTTCTTGGTATTACTTTTTATTTTAATCAAAAGAACAAAAAAATGATGTCGCATATTCATGACTTATCTCAAAAAATTGAGGAACAAGAAGATATTCTTCAAAAACACGAACAAGTAATTAAGAAATTGGTTGAATTTATTAGAAAACTAGAAGAATCTAGTAATACTCTCCCAAGTTATAGTTTACCAAATATTCAAGGTAAAAAGTCTAGTACTAAACCTACTCCTACTCCTACTCCTACTCCTACTCCTAAAATTACAGCTAAACCTACTCCTACAAAAGAAATACATATAAATCCCCCTCTTGTAGCACCTGCATCTCAAAAAATACAGCCTCCTGTAAAAGTAAATTTTGCTCCATTAGTTCAGAAAACACCACCAATGCGTATCGAAGAAGTAGAGTCTGATGAGTCTGAAGAGGAAAGTGATTTGGATACAGAACTAGCAGAAGAGCTCCGAGAATTAGAAGATTCTGATAATGAAGAAGTTGTAGATTTAAAAAAAAGATAATAACAAATAAAGAGTTAATACCATTTGTTAAAAGAAAATGCAAAGGAAACAACCTATTATCAAAACAAATATTTCACATGGAAGAGATGTCACTTTTAATGCAGTTCCTCGGATTATGCAAAGATGGTATACATCAGAAAGATTTTGCGAAAGGTATAACTATATTCCACGAGCTCCCACAAGAAATTCTGATCGTTGCAAGTGGCACTATGCATATCTTTCCCAGTTAATAGATATATATAATATTATAGTCGATACCATAAATGAAAAATACCCACGTAACAAAATAAAATGGCTTACAAACAATGCTATTTTTCATAATTTATCTAAACTAATATATCATTGTTCAAGTAAATATATTGAAATATAATCTAAAAATTTGAACACTTAATAAAAATGGGTAAGACATCTCGTCATGACGCTCCTAAAGAGAACAAAAAAAGTAAGAAAGATATACAGACATATTTACCTTTTTCTGATAATTTTGAAATGAACGATGAAGAAGAAAAAGAAAATGAAAAAGAAAATGAATATAAAAAAGAGGAATGTAAATTATACATTAATGAAACAGCAACTATTGTACGACAAAAAATACTTAATTACGTAGATAAAGGTCCTTATTCATTGTGTGAATATTTGGATATTGACAACGTTGAAAATTACTTATCTTGGTTACTATGTAAAAATTAATTTTTAATACTAAATAGGTATTAAAATATAATATTTTTTATATTAATCTTAAGCACTTCAGAACTGATCTTTGAACGTCAGTCAATTCTGAGATGTCCGCATCTGGATCTTCTTGTATTTCACCAAGAACGTCTTCTACTTCAACATCATCATCTTCTTTTGGTGGAGGAACTGGTGTTCCGTCTTCAGGTTTTGGGGAAGGTAGTTTTGGTGAAGGTTGTTTTGGGGAAGGTGGTTTTGGGGAAGGTTGTTTAGGAGGTCGTTCAGGAGTAGTAGGAATAGGTTCTAAAGGAGTTCCTGGATCAGGGTTTAAAGGTTTAGGAATTCCTAGAGGACTATCAGGCTTAAAAGGAGCCTGAGGCTTTGGAGGGCTAACATACTTAGCAGGCTCTGGCGCCTGAGGCTTTGGAGGGCTAACATACTTAGCAGGCTCTGGCGCCTGAGGCTTTGGAGGGCTAACATACTTAGCAGGAGCTGGAGCAGGAGGCTTTGGAGGGCTAACATACTTAGCAGGAGCTGGAGCAGGAGGCTTTGGAGGAATATCTGGTGTGTTAGGAGGAGTGCGATCTGGAGTTAATTGGTTTTCTATAGCAGGAGGTGTAGCCGGAGTCTTTGGAGCTGGAGCCTGAGGTTTTGGAGGGCTAACATACTTAGCAGGAGCTGGAGCCTGAGGCTTTGGAGGGCTAACATACTTAGCAGGAGCTGGGGAAGGAGCCTGAGGCTTTGGAGGGCTAACATACTTAGCAGGAGCTGGGGCAGGAGCCTGAGGCTTTGGAGGGCTAACATACTTAGCAGGAGCTGGGGCAGGAGCCTGAGGCTTTGGAGGGCTAACATACTTAGCAGGAGCTGGAGCCTGAGGCTTTGGAGGGCTAACATACTTAGCAGGATCCTGATTTTTAATCATCCATGGCGTATATAAGTTGTCGTATATATCTTCTCTTGATAAACCTGGAAAATAATCAATATTATCCTTTACATAGTTTTTTGTAAGAGTTCGTTCTTTAATTAATTTTAACAAAGGAAGAAGAAGAAACATAAAATCTGCTATTCCAATTACAGAAACGAGATTTTTATCGTTGTAATACTTTTTAATATCCACAATGAAAGAATAAAGAGAAGAATCATAAGAATAACCTAATTGATACAACAATTTTTCTAATAAAATTTTGTCTCCAGTTATAACCTTACCATCTATTTTAATTTTCTTTACACCATCATCATTTGGAGGTATACATGTTCCTGGATATCCACCGCTAACATCACAAAATCCGTTTTCACACCAATCTGGACTTTCACATTTGACAGACTTTACAGTGGGAGTTGGATTTGGAGTAGGAGGGTGATCATCATCATCGTCATCAAAAGGAGGTCGAACATCGTCATCATCGTCATCATCGTCATCGTCATCAAAAGGAGGTCGATCATCGTCATCGTCGTCAGGTACAGGTGTGGGTTCAATTGATTTTTTCAATGATTTCTGCAAAGCTTTTATAGCAGTAGCGTTACCAATTATTCTTTTACCTTTCCACATAATTGTGGAAAAACCTT